TCATGTCCGAGTCCCGCCTCAAAATGAATGGCTGGTACACCAAGCCTGAGAAGAAATCTAACTATGCAAAAGGGAGAAAGAAACATGACATCACGCGTAGATGATATTATCGGTGGGATTATTATCCTGATCTTTTTTTTGGGCTGGTTCGACTGGCTCTGGATATTCGGCATCGAGTCGTCACGCTCTTGGACGTGGTGGTATCTCATGTCGATTTGGGGGGCAGAGTGATGGGACATAATCCAGAGACTCAGCGCAAGTCCAGAATGAAACTGAGGCGTCAGGCCATCGATCATCTGGGCGGGGCTTGCTCTGTTTGCGGCGAGGACTACCACGTTGTCCTTGAGTTTGACCACATTAACCCGATCAAGTGGCGGTCAAATGGTTTGGTCAAAATGAACGGCCAGCAAAATACAAACCAGATCAACCGAATGATTAAAACTGGGGACGACCCAAACAAACTATTTCAACTCCTGTGCGCGAATTGTCACAAAGTAAAGACGCACAATAACAAAGATTTTTTAACTGAAAGGGAACAAAATAATGGTAGGTAAACTCACACCGGATACAATCATATCCGCATCACGCATACCTGTATTGATGGGCGTCAGCCCATACGAAACACCTAATGAGCTGATGCGTTCCATCTTGGATGCGCGTCAGGGAAAGCCGCGTCAGTGGCTGGAGCAGAACGAGCCGATGTTCTGGGGCGACACGCTGGAGCCAGTCATATTGACCGAGGCCGCCAAGCGTCTGAACCTGACCGATGTGGTCATCGACTTTGACGCGGCGATCCATCACCCATCGCTACCACTTGCCGCATCGCTGGATGGCAAAGGCACTGGCACCCAGATGGTCGCGCACGATCCGGCCAACGGTATCTACTGCCCACAGGGTCAGCCTGTCGATATAAGCGGCGTGGGCGTCCTTGAGGCGAAGAACACCAGCGTCATAGCCGAAGATGCTCCGGCGCCGCACAGGGGCGTCCTACAGATACAGGCGCAGATGATGTGCGCCGGATATGAGTGGGGTTGCGTTGCCGTTCTGTATCGCGGCGGTGAGTTGCGCCTGTTCATGTATCAGGCCGACCTTGTGGTGCAGGGTGAGATTGCCAACGCGATCCGCGAGTTTGAGCGTAACATCGAACTTGGCGACTGGTATCCGGCAACCACGTCAGCAGACGCAAACGCCGCGTGGAATAACGTGGATGATGGCGCGCCGCCGCTTGATCTGGATGACGTGCCGGACGCGGACTACTGGGCTGGCATCCTGATTGACGCCAAGGCGCAGAAAAAAGCCTTGGATCAGGAAATCGACATTGCCGAGACGAACCTTAAAGAGATGCTGGGCAATCATGAGGAAGGCGTGGTGACTAATGACGGCTCGCGTTATTACATCAAGTGGCCGATGCGTAAAACCCGCGCACAACCAGCCAAGACGGTGGCCGCAAAGCCTGAGTCGATTGTCCGGCAGAAAACCCTGACCGTGAAGGAGGTGCCAAATGGTTAACCTTACAAAGTCACAGAGCGAGGTGTTGCGCTGGATTGCACGACACCAGCGCAGGTACGGCTTCACGCCGTCAGTGCGCGAGGTTGCGGCGGGAATGGGCAAGGGCGTCACGACCATTCAGTACCACATTCACAATCTGGTTGATCGTGGCGCAATCAAGAAACCAGCCGGAGTGCATCGGTCTATTGAGATACAGTGAAATCCGGCACAAAATGTGGGTGGGGTGGGGTACCCCCTATAGGGTACCCACCAACCCCACATGTGCTTGAGTCATATAAGGGCGGTTTCCCGCCCATATTATTTTATTCAATAAATAGTACATTGGGGCATTGCTATCGGTGTGATATATGATTATATAATATGTATAACAAAACCAAGGGAGAATATAAAATGCAAGTTTTTGATTTTACAAATGGTGTTAAGGGTAAAAAAATAGGTGAGATTGCGCGTCCTGACGCATTTGGCGGGTGGCACGTTAAAAAGGGCGACCAGACTTTTAAGGTTGAGTTGTCTAGCCCAGACAATGTTGCGCCGATTGCGCGTAATCGTGAAGGTGTTCATTGGGAGTGGAATGCCGATGCGTGTCATGAGTCTGACGATGGCTTGACACAAATCGACCCGCGTGACTTTGGTGTCGAGGCCGTTTGCTTTTGCGTAGGTCTGTGGAATACATTTGGCCAAGCAATGCTAGGCGATGATGAGTGGACTTGGCAGTGGCATGTCGTTGGTACTAATAATTGGAACCGCGAAGCCTGTAAGTCGGGCATCCTTAAATCAACCAAGGTGGTGGCTTAACAGCCACCGCCCGAAAGGGGAAGTGACGTGCAGTACAAAGAATGCCCAGAGTGTTGCGGCGAAGGCCAGATCGAAACCGAGACAGCCGTTGCGGATTATCAGTGCGGCGGCTATCTTAGGGGCGTGACTGTTGAGTGCCACGTCTGCGATGGATCAGGTGAAGTTGAAATAGATATATTTGAAAATTAAGAGACAGCGCGTCGGTGCCGCTTCATGCCCGACTCTCCCTCGACTTGCCCCCACTGCCTCAAAGCGGTGGGGGTCTTTTTATTTCTTGCCGATGAACTTGGATGCGCCGCGCATTGCGAACGTGGCCGACACAATCAGGCCGAGGCTGTACTGATACCACTCAGGCATCGTTGACAGAGCCGCAAACCCATCCGCCACTACCTGACGCCCCCAGTCGCCGCAGAACGCCAGTATAAGCGGCACAGAGAACAGCACGGTCAGCCATTCATCTTTCCAGCTAGTCAGGCTACCCTGCGCCATTATCTTTTCCCAGCCAGCCTCATGCGTTGCGGCGACCTTCATCACCTCGGCTTCCGCTTTAGCCTTGGCGACTTTTGCCTCGCTGGTCGCCTTCTTTTCGTCTGCCTTGCCCTTGAGCCAAGAGCCAGCCAGATCGCCCACAATCGGGATCAGTGCCTGTATCATTCTTCAAAGCCTCTCTGTTTCGCCTTGCCTGTTCTTCGGTTGTCCTGTCGTTCATGTCCCACAGGATCATTTTTCATGCCCCAGCCACACCGCAAACGCGCCTGTCATTGCGCCAGTAACGGTGGCCGTCAGGGCTGTCGCCTGTGAAGTCATCGACTCAGGCGGCAGAGCCATAAACCAGCGCAGTGTGTCGATGTACATATACGTCATGACGAACATCATGAGCCGCGGAAGTATCTTCCATTTCAGGAATCGTTCCATCGTTAATTCAGCCATCAGCCAGCCCCCTCATACGCTCCACCAGCCGCCTCGCGCGGTTTGGCACCTGTGTGTACCACTTGGAGTCAACCATCTCGTCTGCGGCCTTCTGCCAGTCCCTAGCGTCAACGCCAGCCCTCATTCCTACGAACTTGGACAGCCGAGGCCGCCCGATGTTGAACATCATGTTTGCGATGATGTGCTGGCACGTCTCCGGCAGATCATCGAAGTCACTGTAAAGTGCGTGGCACTCGTCAACCGTCACGGCGATGTCCAGCTTGAATAGCTGGTTCACTCGCTCCTGCTCGACAACCGTGCCGACTGGCTGACCGTGTTCTGGGTCGGACTCGACAATCAGGTGACCGATTCCGGTTGTTGGCAGTCCGAGGTGATCCAAGTATATCTCGTACTTGCACCCCTCATCTTCGGCAATCTCCTGCCGCAGTTTATCCAAGTTCATCTGTTGTTCCTTTCTCTGACGATCTGTACCGCCTTATCCCACGTATCCGCCTCAATATCCGGCTTCTCAAAGTAGCTGGCCTTGACCCGCTTGCTCTGCTGGTTGACCTGCTCCGTGGCGAGAGCGATGCACCTGCGAGCATTAATTGCACATAGTAGTAAGATATCATAATCCTGAACGCTCGGTAATGTCTTGGCCTTTGATGTGCCGTTTCCCGCCGCAAGCTGGAAGTGGTAGCCGGACAGGCGGTGATGTTTAACTTTTGTCAGCGTTGCCGACTTAACCTGCACCCGCAGGAACTCATCATCATACCACGCGACAAGGTCAACTTTATCCTGCTGTGCCATCGACACCCTCCAGCCCCTTTCCATTATCGAGGCGGCGGCCAAGTATTCGCCGATCAGTCCGGTTGTGGTGGACATTACTTCATTGCGTCCCGAATGCTCTGCATTGTGTCCTTGAGGCTCATGCCCTTGGGCTTCGGGTTGTACTTGCATTTATATTGGCGTTGGCAACCCAGATGCAGACTTGATGTGTGCGACTCCTCTGTGTTGTTTGCGCCTTGGTAGAAGCACAAAACCTCAGTGTTTGACAGCTTCTCCATCGCCGCCAGTCTGCACGTTGTCATTTTCGGGTCAGCCGCGTATGCCTTGAACGCCACCAGCGCAATTAGCCCGAACGCAACAACGCCCATAATTAAGTAAAACAGCATAGTCAGGCCGTCAAAAATCTCTTTACGTTGTGCCGCCTTTTCTATGGCTTCCTGCTTGGCGCGTTCACGCGCGGCCTGTAGTCTGCGGCCTCGCTCCTCAACAATGCTTTTCCAAGTGCCTGAACCAAACCGCAGATCAACCAGCATAGACACTTCATACATCTTTTCTTGCGCCAACTTTGCATCTATCATTTCTGTAGCTACGCCGCCGATGCCATCCATAGCACCAACGCCTGATTTTTTATTGCGCTGTTTGTTGACCTGTGACTGACCATCGAATAGCTGGTCAATGTAGCCCGCAATTTCTGAAATATCATTTGCGGTGCCGATAGCCGATTTTATGGCATCGGTAGCACCTTTAACAAGCGCAATGCCAGCTAATGCAGTGCTAATCGGTTCCATACTATTTTCGGTTCTGGATGATGATAACGATCAACAGCGTTATGGTTATTGCGTCGATGATTGATAGGGGTATCATGTCAGCCTTTCTTCACATTCTTCCAAATGCGGATGCCAAGCAGGATCAGACCACCGATACCAAGAACCAGCGTGATCCATTCGTTCAGCGCGGGCAACCAGATCGGGCTGGTTATCCCTGCGGCACTGGCGGCGTAATCGATGTCGGCATCGTTCATTTAAGCCTCCAACGCTGTGATCCGCGCTTCTAATTGCTCTATTTTCTCAACCGACTCGATTAAAGCCTTTGTAAGCAATGGGACAATTTTAGCTTGATCAATGCCCTGATAATCAGGAACTGACCGCGTACCCATTTCTGCGGGTGTTACCTCATTGCCATCGTCATCAAGAACTGCTGGTGTGATTTCGTATTCTTCATCACGCATTGCATCCTTAGTGCCTGTCACAGCCTCTGGTACGACTGCCTGTGCTTCGTGTGCTAAGAAGCCATCGACTGTGGTATCTGCGTCAGCAATGAAGTTGAAACGTGCTGGCTTGAGTTGCTTGAGTCGGGTTGTAGCATCCCAATCATATGTGACATTTTCTTTTAGGCGGTGGTCGGATGACGTGTTGTAGGATGTGTTTGTGGTGCTAGTTGAAATTGACCCAACAGTATTGTCCCCATTACGAAATGCCATTGGATATTGTGTAGAACCACTATTGTGAAGTATCCTTACGCCTTCACGGTTGCCACATTCAAACGTGACTTGTGAACCTACCTCTGACGTTGTGTTAAGAAGTAATTGGCCAGCCGCATTAATACGAAGCCTCTCCGCACTACCAGCACTTACATCACATATCCGCAATCCATAGTTGTTTTGTTCAATCTTAAAACTGCGAGTGCTACCTTCTATCTGAACAACACCTCCAAGATACAGGTCTTTGAAACGACTGCTTCCAGCCTCACCTAAATCAATTGCATTGTCTCTGGATGCACCTGAAGCATCGCACGGTTGTATGCGATTACCGTCACCGTTAAATTTAAGACCAACATCATTAGTGTCGTCAGAGGCAATGTAGAGGTTGTCACCATCTGCAATCCCGATAGCCCCAACCGTACTGATGTTTAGATTGCCTGACGCAATAATAGTATTGCCTGTTCCTGCGGGATCAATCTGTACGTTGCCATTGGTGTCTGTGCTTGAGATCGTGTTGCCGTCTAGCTTCAGATTATCCACCGCCAGAGCATCAATCGCGTCAGTGCCGTCAGAGAAGTTTTTCAGGTGCGTCATCTGCTCCCGAAGCGCGTTATTGACTGCACTGGGCAACATGCCTTCCGCCACAGAAATATCGCCTATGACATCATTCGATGCGTTAGTTGCCGAGTATTCGGTGAGTTTATCTTTAGCCATCAATCGGCTCCTTTAGTATGGTGAGTCGCCCAGTACGCTAGTATCCCAAGCCGACTTCAATTCCGCAATGGTGGAAGCAGATGAAATAGCCGATGCGGCGGGTGCGTCACGCAGTGCGTCTTTTGCCGTGGCAATGTCTGTGGTGCTTGCGCCAGACTCTAACGCCTTCATTAATTCTACGTCCTTTTCTTCAAGCAGAGGCTTACGCGCTTCGCGCACCTTATCCTTAAATATCACCTTCGCCGCGTCCATATCCTCGGATATAACTGTTCCGCTCAATGACCACGCGCCGCGAAAGTGGCGGTCTGATGGGACAGTAGCGGTGGAAGCGTCAATCTGGTTGTTGTCTTTATCAACGATGTAAGTCGTAGCCATTGGGTTTCTCCTATGCGGCTATTGCGTCAATGGACAGATCATCGCTGATCTTCCAAGCATTGCGCCACTCTCTTGTGGCGGGTAATTGGTCTTTGCGGCAGATAACCATTTTCTGCTTATTGCCGTCA